GGGGTCAGCCGGAGCAAAGGGCGCGGGTTTGATGGGGAAACCGCAATCTTTCTTGCAACTCATAGTGAAACTCCTTTCTTAATAGGTGATGATAAGGTGGCCATATTCCGGTTCGGTGATATCGGTGCCGGTGTTGAAGGTCAGCCACCCCCAGTTAGCAGGGACGTATGCACAGAAGTGCCCGTCCGGGGTCAGCCCGAACCAGACAAACCGAACCATTTCACAAACCATGCTGGGAAGATTCTTGTCGGCCCACTCCAAAAACTTGCCGTTCTCAAAGTCACCGGCATTCAGACGGTGGTTGATGCACTCCTGTGCTTTGGCAAGGTCAGCCATTGCGGAGTTCAGCGCGGTAATATTGCCGCCCTGAGATTCCTGCCCTTTGGCAATGCCCTGCACCAGAGCGGTCAAGCTCTGAATCTGGGAGACCATCCAACGAAGGTCATACATCCCCGGGTCACCGGGGACGTAGGGCGGAGACGGGCAAAACGGAAAGTCCATAAAATCACCCTTTCATTTCTTTCATCAGCTCGTCGGCCCGGATTGCTTCCGGGGTGAAACTGTTGTTCTTCCACCATGCCCAAACTGCGGCCACGGTCGTGAGACCGGTGGTCACCCAAGGCTCAAGGGTGGCACTGTCAATGGGCAGGGGGCTTTTGCCTGCCGCGCTGAGAATCTGGTTAGTGAGAGCCAGAGCCAAAACGGCGGTACGGGCAATAGTACTTGCTTTGATTTTCATGTCAATCACCTTTCTTTTCCAAATTGTCTATGCGATGATTTGCCACTTTGATTTGCTCTTCCAGCACGGGCACACGGCGGGCAAAATGGTTGTGCTCGCGTACCTCGCGGGTCAACTCGTCAAGGCGTGTATCGGTGACGGCCTGCGCCTTGCTGTTTGCGATAAGGACACCCGAAAGCGTCACAAGCCCCCCGATAAGCGCCACGATGATTTCCGATACCATAGTAGCACCCCCTTTAATAAAAGTCAAGACAGAAAGTGCGGTGGAAAGAATCAGCAATCACACGATACATATTGAAAAGCACAGTCTGCCGCTCTGCTTCAATCATCTCTTGCGTGGTGGTAACGCCAATGTTGCCGCCTCGCTTCCACTCGTGAACGGTGGTCACGGTCTCTGATTCCTTGCCCGTGACAGCGGCAAGGCCGTGCTCCTCGTGCTTGCCGGTCTTGGAATCCTGCGCGGTGCCACGGTCTCCCGCCTGCCGCTCGGTGTGCCCGTGTCCATCGGTGCGGCCCGTGTCACCGTGAGTGCCGTGGGCCCGGTCGATGCTGTCACGCTGGCCGGTGGTCAGTCCCTCGGTGTCCTGCTTGGTCTCGGTGTCAGACGTAGTTTCTTGGTGGTCTGTCATTTTTTCCGTGGTTACGTCGTCTTGGGTGCCGGTGGTGTTCTCGGTTTCCGTCCAGTCGGTTTTGCGGGTATCGTCTGCGGTGCCGGTCTCCTTATAGATAGTGGTGGAAGCGTCGAACGGCTGATAAGTCGCCTCATTCTCGGCAGAAACCTTGCCCTCAACGTCCGTCTGGCTGTCCTTGGTGGTCTTGACTTTATCCGTCATCGTTTCACCGTGGGTCGTGAGCCGGGTGCCGGTAGTATCCCGGTCAAGGGTGCCCTTTGTGTCCCGGGTCTCGTCTGCGCTGGTCTGGGTATGCGCAAACCCATGTTCTTTTCCGGCTGTACTGCCCACGGTTTTCTCCTGCCCTGCGGTGTTGTCGGTGGTGAAACCGTCCGCTTTCGTGTCCTCATGGTACAGGTTGCCGGTGGTCTCCATCTGGTGGCGGTCGTCTGCGTGCTGGCTCTGCTCGTCGGCTCCACCGTGGGAGTGGGTGGCCGTGTTCTCTGCGGTATCCTTGGCCCGCTCGGTGGTGTCCTTGGTCAGCTCGTGAACGTCGGTGTTCCAGATGGGATTATATTCTAGCTGAGTGGTGGAAAACAGCTTTTTCCAGATGGGGAGATTTTCCCGGCTCCACCAGTACAATTCCGATTTCATCCAAATGGGGTCAGGGTGGTACAGCGGGGCCAGACCGTGAGCCCTGCGGATAGCTTGGATAACCCCGGCTTTCTCCATGCCCTCGGGAACAACCATATTTGCAAACAGATTGGGGTCAGCCATCAACAGCGCTTCCAGATTGCAAGAAGAAACAAGCTCATTCACCAACATTGTTATTCACCTCTTCCCCTTTGTTGTTGGTCTCGTCGGCCTCGCCTGCGTCGAAATCGGGCTCAACCATCTTAAACGTGATATCGGTGCCGTACATCTCATTGACGATTGCAAGGGATTTTTCCAGCGTAATGCGCCAGACCTCGCGCCGATTGAAGGTTTCCGCGTCTGCCGCTTTGCTTTCCGTTACAACCATTCTTTCTTTTTTGTTGGGCTGAACAGAAACACCCAGTTCCCTGTAAAAGTCGCACAGGATGTTCCGACGATACTCCATCAAATCGGGAAGAATAAAGTTCTTGGAAAGGTCGCGGTCAAACTGCATAATGGGGAAAGTAAAATCACCGTCCGCTTTGGTGGTCAACTGCTGTTTCAAATCGGCATTGATAACGACAGCGGGGGCACCGTTTGCCAGCTTGTCGAAAATGCCTTTCATCGTCCTTGCGCCCTTGTCGTCCTTGGCAATGGCCGCGTATGCAAAGCGGGCATTGATTGCGCTTTGTCGAATTGCGATTTCTGCCAACTGCATCTCCCTTGCATACTTGGTCACCAAGTCCCACGTTCCTTGATAGTCGGGAGTTAGCTTGATAACGGCGCATTCTTTGCCGATTTCCAGAGGGCGCGGAAAATTAAAAAACGTCGTCGAAATCTGCATCCCGCGCGGCTGGTATTGCAGGCCGTAACCGGTCGGGAATGCGGGCTGTACCACTAGCCCGTATGTTTTCGACTTGAAAACCGTCGCAAAACCGGTGCGGAACAGCTGGTAAAGAAAGGCATCGTAGTCCCACCCGATTTGCCCCGGGCCGTTCTCGGGGAGCCCGTTAAACTCAATGAGACCGCGCAACCGCTGGAAGAAAGAGCGTTCCCAATAGTTCATTGCATCTGTGGAAAACGTTGCATCGAAATTCCCGCACAGCGTGCCGCCGTCGTAGTATCCGCTATAACATTGGTACATATATTATCACCTCATTCGATAAATACACCGCTGTCCATTGCGGCGTTAATGTAAGAAATTTCTTCCGGCATTGCGTTCAGCGGAGCACAGGAGAAACCCCGGGTCTTACAGTATCCCTGCACAGGCTTTGCAACTTTCATCACCGGGTATCCGTACACCTTTTGAAAACCTGCATCGTCCACCGGGGGATAATACAGCAAGGTCAACTTTGCTTCCAAAGGTAGTTGAACTTGCGACGCACCACCCATGGTTCCGGCAGAACAGTTAATGGGAGATACTGTTTGCTGGACACCCTGCGCAACTTGGGCCATACCTTGCGCGGCCTGCGCCGTACCACCTGCAAATCCTGCCACGGTGGACAGCAAACCACCGCCAAAATTCATTGCACCAGTGACGGTGTTGATTGCACCGGTCAGCGCGCGCACAGGGTCAATGTTGCTGGTGCCGATTCCGTAGGGGCTCGCAATGCTGGTGCTTCCAGCGTATACCGTGTACTCCCCTGCACGCACCAGCGTTGTTACACTGCCGTCCACAAAACACACAGACCAGTCAATTTCTATGCTTGCGGCTGTGTTACACTGGTCAACGGGAATCGCCAGAGTGCCCACGAAAGGAACGTATAACTGCAATTGGCAATTCATACGCTTCCAGTCGTCTGCGGGCCAAGGAATATTGATACTCGTGTGAACACTCCGGGAGCTGGAAGGGGTGACCTGCTGTGCAAAAACGGTGGTGTTGAACTGCCCCAAAGTAATTTCCGTCTGCCGCCCTGCGCCGTACCGGTTCAAGGCTATAGGAATCCAAATACAGGAACGGACGCACTCCAAAGCGTTGCCACCAAACAGAAGTTTATTCATAAACTCCGGCAATGCCAACTCCCAACGAACCATAGGCTTTGTAAGGGTTTCCCACGTCAGTGAAACAGCGGTGAGCAAACTGCCCAACGTGGCCGCGCTCATTGCATAGGCGTGCAGGCCAGACTTACCAACACAGGACAGAACAAAGGTGCCACCGCT